ATGAAGTGTCCGCATTGCGCAGTGGAAGTGCACGAGAAATACGAAGAAACGAGGATCAATGGCGGTGCCAACTGGTGGAACGACGTTGGCCCATATCAATGGATTTCGTCGCAGATGACTTGCCCCGCTTGTAATGGCGCAATCATCTACCTCCGAGGGATTTCTGACAGTAGGGTAGGCATTCCGTCTTTCTTAGTCTATCCATCTACGACAGGCAGGCAGCGTGCCGCGATAGAGGTAACAGCACACATTGCCGAGGATTATCATGAGGCCTGCGCGGTATTGAAGCACAGCCCAAAGGCGTCAGCTGCGCTTAGTCGTCGCTGTTTGCAGGCGGTTTTAGCAGAGAACGGATTTCCTCATAAGGATTTGGCTCCCGCAATACAAGCTGCTCTTGACTCAAAACAGCTGCCAAGTGCGATCGCGGACAATCTAGACGCCATCAGGAATACCGGGAATTTCGCCGCTCACCCCATGAAGGACACAAGCACCGGACAGATTTTGCCTGTGGAGCCTCACGAGGCGGAGTGGAATCTTGATGTGCTCGAGGAATTGTTCGATTTCTTTTATGTGCAGCCGGAAAAGGCGCGCCAGCGTCGAGCCGCACTCGATGCGAAGCTTGCGGCGGCCGGTAAGCCGGCAATGAAATAGTCACCCCGGGCGGCAGCGCCCGGTCGACGAATTGCAGGGCTCGGCTTCCTTGACGCTCAATTTAAAGAGGTGCAGTGTGAGCGATTTTAGACGTTGACACAGAACGCGTTTTCCGTAACCGGAAAAAGGCGAGTTTTGAGGCTTGCAGGTTGTCGCAGACTGCGCTCTCCTTAATCACAGGAGGGCGATGTGCCTTCAAAGCTTATCTGGAAACTTGTCAATTCAATCCTGTGCTGGCGCTTCGGCCGGCTCTATGAAGAGAGGCTCGAATACAGGCATCGCGTCACTGGTCGCCGGCGAATTGTCATTCGGCGGTGAGCGACCCATTTTTAGGGCCGCAGCCTAGGATCCGCATCGGCGGTAGTGCGTGACGCCGGCGCAATGCTAAAACAACAAGGACCGCGCGGGAAATCCTGCGCGCCCTAGCCGCGCTAGGTACCTTGAGGGGCAACCTGGTGGCGGCAACGGCCTCCAATCTTTTGCCTGAGCTGCGCATCGAGCAGCGATTTAACCGGCTTTGACGCGGATGTGCACACAGACACTCGCATCTGCGGTAGTAAGCGCTCCCAGTCCTCGCCAAGGCACTCCGGCCAGTCGGCAAGCCATTCTTCGAGCGGAAAGAACCATCGGGCTTCGCTGCCATCTTCGAGAATCGTTGGCAGCGAGTTCGACATGCCGTCGCGCACGACGCTCTGAACAAAATGCTTTGCACTCTTTCCGCGGCCGGCCTGCCACCCTATTGTGGTCACCTTTGCAGGCCTTCGACCTACATTGGTGACTGTTACCACGGCGTAGGGTGGACGCTCCGGGCTCCCCGCGCTCAACAGCACTAGATGCTGTGCCGTCACTTTCAACCTAATATGATCGGGCCGCTGCGCGAGCCACAGCGATACCGCGACCGCCGCAAATGTCGCAACTGCCGCGATGCAGGTCGCCACAGCGTTTGCGATTTCCCATTGTTCTTTGTCAAACCAGAGAAATGTGTACATTGCGCCCCCGAAATTTTTATCGAATGATGCCAGAACGATTGCGGCGCAAGCCACAGGAGACGACAAAAAGCCCGCACGAATCGCTCCGGCGGGCTTTCTGGTCTGCAGCTGTTTCTGCCAACCATCCCGTCTAACAATGCTTTGTGGGTAGTAGGTTGGCGTAGCCAGTCATCCAGACCACCATATCCGCAATAACCGATTCTCAGCCCGGAATCCGGATGGAGAAGAATGGAAATTTTGCTGGATAGCGGCCAAGGTATTGAGTTTCGAGTTCGTCTTCCAGCCCAAAGGTGGCGTCAGTAATGTCAGCAATGATTTCGCTGTGATCCGCTTGTTGTTTGAACGTGCTCGCGTCGAAATTATTGAGCGTGACCGCCTGTCTCAGGGTGATCAAGGCGGGCGTCCACCGTGCCTCTTCGAAGATCGGAATTCGTACGATAGATCGTTCTAGCCACGCCAGTTGTGACACCAGATCGCTTGCCTTGATCGCATCGTGAGATGGACTCCGGTGGAAACTGCACCCGGCCTGCTCGATCTTGCTGGCAAGTTCGTGCACCTTTTCCAGTTGCCCCCGGTATTCTTTTCGACGTTCCCGAGCTTCGCTAAAAATGTGGGTGGCCGCCCATCCGACCACCACACCGAACAGGGTTAATGCTGCGCCGTCTGCCATCAGTGATGGGTATGTCTATGGACGCGGTCGGCCTCAACAGCATTCGACGCAGAGATGAGGTAGCTCTGAATCTCGTGTTCGAGCGACGGGTTAGACGCCAGAATGCGTACCTTTTCCTGTACGAAGGCAAGTGTAAAGCCCTCACGGATGAGTCCGCCAAAAGCTTCTTCAAGAAACGAAGAGCCGTAGCCCCGCGCGCCGTCCATCTCAACGGTGACGGACTCGCCATTCTTGAGATAAGGCGCTAGGTGCTTCCGGCGGAAAAGTTCACCGCTGTAAGGACCGTCCTTCTCAAATCTGCCTGCGGGATGCCGCGAAAAGTCCCGCGCCACCTGAATATTGATCATGCTACCTCCTTGCTGGGCAAGGGAATCTGCCAATTGATGATAGTTCCCATGATGCTATCACGGTAGTTGCCGGTCATCGTTTCACCCGCCTCGCGCTGCAGCAACCCTTTGTTACTCAAAATTTTCACCCGTCCTCCCGGCACCGCGTCGATCAGACCGACGATCTGGCCCAACCCTTTACCCCTATGCGTCAACTTCGTGCGGGAAACGCTGTCTATGAGGGCGTGACCAATCACCCCAGCGTCCCCGCTCACCCGGTCCTTGACAATGCGCTTCCACACATTGGGGCGTTTGTATTTCAAAGTTTTCGGGATGCCAGCCCCTAGGTCGCAGAAGACTACCGACAAGATGCCCTCTTTTTCTTGCGAAAACATCCACCAATCCGAAGTAGAGGAGCGGATTCCGTCTTCCCGTGGGAACTGGTATGCGTGGTTGATGACGTTCGCCATAGCTTCGGTGATGCCAGTGAATAATCGCTCGCTCATGGCTGGCGCGATTTCGCCATCGAAATCCGCAAGGACATCCTCGTACTTTTCTCCTTCTACCTTCTGCCCGTGCGCATAACGCCAGTGAATTACGTCATCGTCCTTGGGCTGGACAGGACAGTGGTTGCCAAGTAGCGCAAGCACGCCCAACTGCTGCAAGACTTGCGCCACCTTGTCATTCGTTGGCACCGTGCAAGACATATCCACTGCGCCCCGTACGTGACGAAGCATGTTTCGTAACTCGGCGACAAACAAGAGTGTCGCATCAGCGTAAAGCTTCTCGGTTTCGGAAAAGTCAAGGACGACAGCCTTCCGACGCCTGACGATTGTGCGTCTTAGTTTTTGTAACGCCAATAGGACGTTTGTCCTATGACGTGCATTTTGAAGGCTGAAGATACGCGGGGCCTTCCAAGTTTCGACATCGACGTGGGGAGCGTTTCGCCGTCGCCTTTTGGTAGGACCTTTTCCGAGGGACCTACGAACGGCCTGCCTGACGGCTATCCGGGCAGCGTTCCGGTTTCGTAGGTCAAGATACGATTTTCTTTCCAAACTGAGTTTTTTGATTTTAATCTCCCCGAACTCGACATCGGCTATTTTACTGAGGCGATGTCTTCCTGTTTGCTATGGCTGTCGGGTCTGGCGAAATCCGACACATTACAACACCGCTTTTATTGATCAACTGGGATGCCGCGTGGTGAAGTTGATGGTCGGCGCCGCATGCTCCTCAAACCACATGTACAACACCCAGCTTTCGGGGCATTTTAGGAGGCTGGCGGCGCCGAAGCGCCGCCAGTTCTAGGTCACGAAGTGTCGGACGATCAACCAGACCACATAAATGCAGGCCGCCAAATCGACCTTCACTACCACCTTCACAGTTGCCTTCATCGGTTCGCACCAAATCAAGCCTGTGGCCACAGGCGTTAGCCTGGTAGGTATTTGTAGCGCGCCCTAGCTGGCGCGTCCGGGAATCACTCCTAGGAAAGGTTCCCGGCCCGCTTTATCGTCTTGTCGCAGCATCAAGCCGCGGGACAATTTGCACGGTCAGCTCCATGTATTCCGGGTAGCCGTCGATGGAGACATCCGTCTTTCGAACAGCGCCCGTCCAACACTTCACCTTCAGCGGTTTCTCAGGCCGCAATCGGGTTTGAGAAGCCCGATGCCGAGAATAGACCGTAAACTCGCCCGTTTTGCAACGGTGGCGAGCATTAACAACATTAACAAGTCGTTAGCACGCAAGAATCAGCGCAATTCCTTGCCCGAAAAGGCTTTACAGGGCATTCGAGTTGTTAAAGGACATTAACAAAAAGCTGCAGGACGATTTTTTCTCTGCGTGAGAGAACGGTCGGTTTCCCGTCATGCGGAACGCCAAAGATTCTATACCCCGCCGCTCAATGCCGCCGCAGCACATCGGGCGAGGCGAGGCAGTGACGGCTCGCCGGGCGGTGCCTACGCAGGTCGTCGACCTATCGATTAGGGGCAAGCATGGCAATTATGAAGAACCGCTAGCTGAATTGCTTATTGGCGTGGCGAGATCCCAGCGTGCAATCATTGATGCCGTTGCGATACACCTAGGACAAAACGCAAGAATAGCAAAGCATTCCCCGCGGGGCGGTGATCCCGACCCTGCAAGGCTCTGCTCATATGCGGAACCACGGAGAACAGGCGACGTTGCGGGACCTGCACATCTGAATGGTCAGATGCTTATGCGAAGCACATCGTCGTGCAACCGGATACTCGGGCTGATCGATGCTAGGTTCCTAAGGCCATTGCCGCATCAACGGTGAGCGCTTAGCATTTGCAGATGAAAAACGATCGACCAGAAAATTTCTTCGCACGTCTGATCTCCCCAATGCTTGACCAGCTCCGGCGCATCGCACAAGGCACTCGAGGCGAGCAGTCCATCGACGATCTAAAAACTGAAGCGTGGATTGCTGCGCAGGACTTCCGCAGAGAGATTGGTGATTCAGTCGAGCCAGAAGACGAGCGATTGCAGAACGCTGTTCTGTCGAAACTGCGAAAGGCCTTCGGGAGGTTCGTGAATCGGAAAATGCGATTCGCCGTTCAACTTGATCATGAACAGGCCGGGGACGACGGCGAATTCCTTCCGAATAGTGTTGCAGCTAGACTGGCTGGCCCAGAAAGCTATGAGCCGGAATTCGCCCTTACACTGAGGGAGGATCATGCGGCGCGTGAGCAGGCCCTCACTGAAAGCTTCTCTGAGGCTGTTGCGTATCTGCGGACACTGAGTCACTTCGACCACGACAAACGGGTCATCGCCAACTACCTCGCAATCCCGACGAGCGCACTTGAGATACGGTTCCGTCGTGCGGAGAGCGTTGCCGCCAGTCAGCCGTCAATGTTCGATGGTATTGAGGGCGTGCCATCAGATTTTGTGCCACTCCGCGGCCGCGTGTGCCCTATAAGGTACCGCGGCTTGCGATTGGCATGCCTCAGTCGACTACCATTACAAATGCGCTTGCTCTCCCCATTGCCGGCGCTATTCCGCAGTCGTCGTTGAATCGTGTCAGAGCTGATGGTTAGATGAGTGCATCGCCCATACTCGTTCACCAAATTCGTCAAAGCTCGGTGAAGGGATTCGCTTTCGGTTTGCCTTTGCCGACTCCGACTCTCGCGCGATCAGTTGGCGAGAAGCCCATTCTCGCCAGCATCGACTCGAGCCGTGCTAGGCGAGCCGCCGGAAAATCCAGCCAATTCGCGCGTTGCTCGGCGAGCAGCCGCGCGGCGAGTTCGACTATGAACCGATCCGAATTCCGGAGTGCGCCCACTGGCGCCGACTCCGAAATCTCATCCCAAGCCGCACGCTCTTGGGTATTGAAGTAGGCTGGCGCCATTCCGACAGGGCCGGTTGTCTCGGCGTCGTGCCGAGCTCGCTGGGGGTCTTTCTTGAACGCGCCTCGCATCTCAAGCAGGTTCGTAGGTGTGCGTGGCCGTCCCATGATGTCGCCTATCGCGGCACAAGCGCAATTTGCAATGCCCTGCTGATTGCATTTCGCGACGTCTCGCTTCGCCGCGCGAGAGCTTCAGCCATGTAGTTTGCCCGCGGCTGAATCACGTAGTTTGTTGCGCTTGCACGTTCAGCGACAAGTGCAGATCGAGCGCCACGCCGGCGACGATTGCTTTTTCCCACGCCCTCGCCAGCGCCGAGCCGCTTAATGCGGCCTTGTCCACGTGTTCCGTACCAGAGGTAAGCGGGATAGAAGTCATCTCCCATTTCGGCTGTTTTCTGCGGGGCGATGCGCACCAGGAATCCAGATCGGCTCACTTTCGACTTGATGCTTCGCCGCAGCGTGCCGGTGTCGCGGCCGGGATAGTCGCCGGGCTGAGAGATTGCGCGCCGCGCGACGAGGCGCCGCGCCTCCTTCTGGACGTCGCGGCCGAGTACACGCATGGTCTTCCTGATTTTCTTCTTATCGAAGTCAATCTTCGTGTGCCCGGTCCATCCAACATGAAGTTCGACGCCACTCATAGACATCTCCAATTCAAAATTTCGTGGGATTGTTACGGAAAACCCAAAATGCGGATTTTGCGGAAAAACGAAAAGACCTAGGCGAGCGGTCACGGAGCCTTAACCGCTAGCCTTTTTGCCCCCCCTCCCGCCGCCCGACTTCTCCAGCCTTTACGCCGGTGCTCTCGGCCATGTGGGCGGTGCTGCCGTCGGGTCGACACGATTCACAGCAACTCGGTATTGCTTCCATGCCGTCAGCAGTGCTGCCTCATCCGCTGTGGCGTCGTCGAGATCGATGGCATCCTGAAGCGGAGCGATAGCCGCAGTCGCGATTGCCAACAATGCGTTGCGCATTGCCGTGTTCTGCTTCTGAATGTCCTCGAGTGTGAGCAAAGGCGGCGCAGGCTGTTCGAACACGCCATCTGCATATCCGAGGCCGATGCAAGGGGATTGGCCTTTCTCGATAAGAAACGCCGTGGTTCCATCAGGCGGATTCCAGCCGGTGGCCGGTGAGCCACCCTCGCCATTTGCGCGGGGCGCGACGGCAGGCGTATAAGGAGTGCCGTCCCATTCGACGACATTTATCACAATTCCGTCTTTCACGATCGCGTATGCATCCATTATGCAAATTCCTCAACAATGCAAACTCCAGATGCGCCGGCGCCCGCCGCTTGAATTGGCTGCGATTGTCCCGCTGCAGGCCCCGCGCCACCCGCGCCGAAAGACAGACCTCCCGCACCGGGACCGCCTGCGGAACCACCCGGCGCACCTTGGCCGAACAAGCCAGGAGCGCCCGAGCCAGACAGCAGCGCGCCGTTCAGTGACATCCCCGGTGCGCCGAAGGTGCCGCGCATCAAGACCGAATATAGCGGCGAACCCGACACAGTGCCGGCTGCGCCAGCGACACCAGCCGCGGCGATCGTGAATGAGGTGGTGGTGCCGAACTGCACGCTACCGCCGAAACCGCCGGGACCTGTGAGTAGCGAGCCGAACGACGTCGCTCCCGCTTGAATGCCTGCGATCGTTCCGCCCGCGCCGATCGTAACGGCCTGCGACGCGCCTATCGAGGTAATGGGCCACATGGCTTCGCTATACGAGCCGGCAGCGCCACCCGCCGAGATGCATGTTTGCCCGGCGCCGGTCGCAGCCGTCTGCGGACCGCCACCACCTCCGCCGATCAGGCGCGCGCGTACTGTCCTCGTCGCCGCGAGTGGCGTAAAGGTCCCGTTCGACGTAAAAACAGTAGTCTTCAGCAGGCGGCCCTTAAGTGCCTTTGAGAGCTGGAATCTGTCGGCATCGTCTAGAGTCTGTCCAGACACCTCGACGGCATTTGCAATTTCCTCCTGAACTGAGTCGAACCAGACGTCCTCGAGATCCGTCGACGCAATGCCGGCGACGGCGTCGCCGTCCGTGAAGCCGTCCTTACCCGCTCCGAACTTGTCGATCACTCGCGTTGCTGTCGATATTCGGCGCATCACTTGGCTCCTTTGCTTGAGCACGGCCCATTAGCCTTCATGGGATGCGTTGAACTAGCCGTATCTGTCGACTGATCGTTGCTGCGCTTGTCAGCGCTGCCATTCTGCGTTTCTTCCACGTGGTGCTCCTATTGGCTGGAAAATCGCCTCGTCACATTTGCATTGACTATATATATAGCGCTTCGCTGCCTTTGCGTTATTTCCCGATTCCGGTCACGTAGCAGATCCGCTTCGCGAACTGGTCAAGAGAGTCCTCCGGGCTGGCGAGATCGACGTGCAGAAGGAGAGCCGCTCGCAGATCGTCGGACTCGCTGAACGCAAACCCCGCCGCGTTCGCTTCGGCACACAGCGAGCGCATTTCCTCATTTGCTGCAAGCAGCGCGCGGGTTGCCTTTTCAGCCTTTTCCGCCACACGCCGAAAATCCTCGTCCTTTGCACGCGCCACTGAGATCCGCGGCCTGAGCAGGTTTACTAGGTCGATCTGCGATGGAAGTCCCGCCCCTAAGACATCCATATCATGCTTCGTCTTGGCATGGGCGGCTTGCATCGCCACCAGTTCTTCAGATGGGGATGCCGATGTCAGGTCGGAACCGGCGAGCGCTTGCAGCGCCCGATCACGCTTGGTCCCTTCCGCCCATCGGGTGGGCTGCCATTCTGCAATGGCTATGCGTTGTTCGCACTCAAGCCGGTTCAGTTCAGCGATACGCTCGTTCATTGCCTTGAGATTGTCGAAAGCTTCTCGATACTCAGGGTGAAGCTCGTAAATGGTTTTCATGTCCTGTTTGCCCTTGCTTGGGAGAGTTGTGCTGCTGTGGTGCTGCCCTGCCTGTGAAGGGAGGACGGATCACTTCTCGAGTGCGCGCCGCAGGTCGCCGACGTTGAAGCGCACGGACCGGCCGAATTTCTTTGGGGCTGGCAGATGGCCGCTGTTCACGCGGCGGGCGATCGTTGCACGAGAAAGTCCCAGCAGGGATTCCACGATCGCAGTTTCGACGTGCGCGTCATTTGGCAAATCGGCGAATCTGGAAAGTGCCGGCGATACGCCAGATGTCGTAATGGCTTTTGCCACGTCAGTTCTCCGGACAAGGCCTGACGCAGGCTGCACATTCGGGAGGCGTCAGGCACTCGCACAAGTCGTTGAGAGCAGCCTGACGCGAATAGTAGGTTTGGGAGCGCTACAGGGAAGCGTCGAATGGGGACAAACTACTAAAGATATTCGTGATTCCTGTCCCCGCTTCGGTTCCATATTTTTGACAGCGTGTTTCGATCCACGATGCAATCCGGACAGTTCACAGCCGCGATGACAGACAGCGCTGCGTGCCGTGGCTCGCGCAGGTAGTGGTTCAAGCCAGCGACCGCTCGGCGGTAGTTCTTTGTCGCAAGATTGGTCGACGCATAGTGCGCAGTCGGAAGCTTGGCTGCTGGATCGATTCGTTCAAGCATTTGGTCGTATGCACGTAACCCTGATTGCAGTTCACGTTTCGCCTCTGCAAACGCCTGATAGGCCGCAACAGCTTGCTCGCCGGTCGCCTTGGCGTCGCCAGCATATCTCCTGAGTGCATTACCGCTCAGGGACGCAATAACGGCATCGATATGCTTTCGCGTCTTCCTGTTGCGACGCAGTTCCTCGCCCGCATCGACGCTTCTCGGTTCATGTATCGCAGGGTACTGATCAACCGTCGGCACGTCCGGCAGACTCATGAAAAGGCCGATCAGCTTTTCCTCGCTGATGGCCGCCCGTTCAATGGATGACCAAGCGCACCCCAACGTTTCCGCGTCCTCCGGACTTTGGTGCCAGTAGACAACAAAGCGCAGGGCGCGCGCGGCGTGTGCATTTGCACGCCCAATTCCGCCTAGCCATCGAGCGACTCCGGGTGGCAGAGCCTCGGGAGCACTTTCCCACTGATTAGGCTTTCGCTTGTTGTGCGGACTTTGGGCGATCATCGATCATATCTCCATGCTCGTTTTTCAACGGTTCTACGCGCCGCCGCCTCGGCGGTCGCTTCCGTGAATCGTTGATTGAAGTAGTGCAGGTTAGGCAAAAGGTCTGCGAGCGGCCCGCGTATCGCCCGCGCCAGTACGTCGTCGCGATGTTCCGCCGGCCATTGCTCCACGTCGGCCAGCTTCTCAATCATCGCAACGAGTTCCGTGCGGAATCGCTCAACATCGGCGGTCGTCAGGTACGGCACCCACGGCCAAAACTCGATGGCCTGCTGGTCAGCGCCTTGCAGGTAGGTGAGGAGTTCCACCTTGTGCGGAGCGAGCATGGATCGGACTGCCTTTATAGCTTCGTCCGACCCGCGCAGCTTCACCTTCCCGTCACGCAGATAGACGCGCACGCCCGCGGCCTTGGCTTCCTCGATCAGAGCGGACATGTTCACAGGTCGCCCTCCGGTTCGCCGGCTCCAGATTCGGGCAAATTCGCCGAAGGGGTCACTCTCTCAGTCATGTCCCCTTCGGGAAAAGTCGGAAATTTGACCGCCCGCAAACCCTTGCCAGAGCCGAAGGGGACACGTGTCGCCGAAGGGGACACGATATAGAGAGCGGTCCCCTTCGTGTCTTCTTCGTAGCTTGTCTCCTTCGGAAGTGCCCACTCCCATCCCTCCTTCATCCCGATTTTGCGTTTCTCGACGCCGAGTTTCGACGCGGCCCGCTGCATCATTTTCCAGTTGTACCCAGCGCCGTCGGCGTCGGATTTCAGTTCGCGCGTGCGCTTCGGGCCGTCCGAGAGGACGCTTGCCAGAAACTCCCGCGCCTCATCCTGGCCGGTTCGCTCTTCGTCGTCCTGCTGCTCAACGTCGCCGAGAATGTCGCGCGCGGTGCCCTCGATCATGTCGCCCCACACAACCCGGCTCGCCTGGATGCCGTCAGCGTCGGCCATTTCAAGCGTGTAGCTCACGCCGCCGTCGTCAGGTGCAATATTGGACTTGGCGCGCGCTAGGATACGCCGCTCTGCCGCTTCGTCTTTGCCGGCCACCAGCACCATGCGGGCGAGCGCGACAAACGCCTGAGAGCCGATTACGCGCTCAGCCGGGGAGCTACCCTTGGTGCCCTTAGCAAAGTGGCTGATACCCAACACCGCGCACCGATAGGCGGCCGCCATGTCGACCAGCGCCTGAAGGTTGCGCCGAACGTCGTTGACCCGGTGCGCATCGCCAGATACCGCCGAAACGATCGGATCGACAATCAGCATTGCTGCGCCGCCCATTTCAGATAGACGCTCGGCCAGCAGTGGAATATCGTTGGACGGATCGAAAGCTTGAATCTCCCCGTTCGCATCGGTGCTCCCGGTTACGATGTGAATTCGATGCATGTCCGCGCCGGCGGCCATCAGGCGCGGGACGATCGTATCGGCGGGATTGTCTTCACCGCTCCAGATAAGCACGTCGCCAGTGCGATTGCAGGCGGTTCCATCCGGCCACTTGCCGCCGCGTGACACCGTCGCGGACAGGGCGAGGGCGAGCGTGGTCTTGCCGGTGCCCGGCGAGCCCGCCAGCAGAGACAACTTCCCTTCGGGCAGCCAGTCCGGCCACAGCCAGCGGATAGCCTCTGGAACGATGTTGCTCGCGCGGGTGAGAAGGGCGGTCGGACGGGTTGCTGCGGGCTTAGCGACACCGCCGGGCGCGGTAGCAGCATCAACGCAACGGCGCAGCGCGTCCAGGCCGTCGAGCGCGTGCAGGTCGTTAAAGTCGCTGGAACGGTCGGGGCGGTCTGGACCGAAGTCCGGCACGGCGAGCAACGCACCGACCGCGCGCGCGGCCTCCGTGGCCTTCGTCATACCCGGATTTCCCGCCGTCCCGGTGTCGTCGTCGGCACAGATCACGATGCGCACGCGCGGATACTTCGCCCGCCATGCCTTCGCGACGTTCAGCAGGTTGCCGGCGTTCATCGCTGCGGCCACCGGGTAGCCGGTCGCCTCGTGCAGACTGCATGCCGTCGCAAAGCCTTCAGCGATCAGCAGCGGCGTACTGGCGTTCGGCTTGGCGCCGGCCGTCACCGCCGCAAAGCATCCGCTAATACGGCCGCCGGTCTGGAACGTTTTGCTGCCGTCCGGCTGGATGTACTGAGCGGAATGGTGCGCGCCGTCGACGTCCTGAATCTTGATGACGATCTGCTCGCGCAGTTGCTTCGCGCCGAAGGGCTTGATCTTCTTCGCGCGGATATAGGCGTGCTCGGCGTGGACCTTGCCGGCTTTCTCCCACAGATCCCGCGCCTTGTCTGCGGCTTCGGCCTGGGTGCGCTCGTGCTGCGCCGCGGCTTCCTTCGCTTCCTGCTCGCGCGCCGCGCGGCGCCGGGCACGCTCGGCCGGGTCGATCGGCTTGAGCGGCTCGCTTTCGGTGTAGCCGTGGGCGATCGCCTCCTTGAACAGCGTGGCAATCGTGATACCGCCTGCTTTGAACGAGCGCCACACCGCGCGCGTGTCGATTTCGCTGTAGGCGTCGCTGGTCTGCGACCATGCATCCCACAGATCAAAGCCGCCTTCGCCGAGTTCCGCCTTAACGGCCATGCCCATCTGCACCCAAGTATCCCGGCTATCGGCCGGGACGTGACTGAGCGCAGCGCGGACGCGGTCCTCTTCAGCTTGTACGTTCATGCTTCACCTCGTGAGGACTGCTTAGCGCCAGAGAGACGACGAGGCTTGACGCGCGCGTTTGCAGGGCGGCCGATGGGGTCGCCGTCTTCGTCGGTTCTCTGGATGGTCCAACCCGGTTCGCCTTCGTACAGGCTCCGGTCGCGAATCTCGGCATAGGCTTCCGCGAGGGTGCGGCACGGCGGGAAATAAAGCAGACCGCAGGGCGCAATGATCGCGAATCCGGCGAATGACACAGGTTCGCGCCGGGCAATGGGAGTGTGATGGGCCGCGTTAGCCATGGTTTCGGCCCCCGACCGGCTGGGCCAGCATGGCAAGCGAGAGCAGGGCGTCGGCTAGAAGATCGATTGCCGCGTTGGGTGTCGATGCCAGGGCGGCATCGTGCAAGGCGCGGTTGATTGTTGCGGTGAGGGTTTGCTGGAAGTGTGCGGGCGCGCGGCCCGCGATCGTTACGGCTTGTCCAGCTCGATCGTTGCGCCGGCCGCTCGCATCCGATCCAGTATGCGATTCAGCGTTTCCGGATCGAGCTCCAGCCGCGCCATTGCAAAGAACAGCATGTGCATGCCCATATCCCGACTGTTGTTCGCATCCGCCGCCATGTACTTGCGCCACTGACGGCCCGACGACACACCGAATAGTTCCGCCATTTCCGTGCTGCTTTTGCCAAGCTCTCGTTTGAGGCGCTCCATGTCGTCCTGCGAGGGCGGGGTGTAGGTTGTCATTTTTTTTAGGCGCGAGTGAGCGCGCACGAAGAAACGTCTTCATGATGGGCATCCTTTCGGAGAAACGGTCCTCGCGAACTGCGCGAACCTGAATCTCTAATGTAGGCCCTTTGGGTACTTTCGTCAACAGAATCATTAGGCTGTCTCCTTCGGGTCGAAGGATTGCGCCGCCAAGGCGATGCCGCGCAGCAGCTCGGGTGCCATCGTCGGCTTGAGCATTACGCCCTTGCTCGACGGCCGGTAATCGCCGTCGTCGCTCACATACCACACGCGAATGTCGATGTAGGTGTTGCCGCGGTACGTCTTCACGTCAACGCGTAGCCGTTCGCTCGGATTCTTTACCGCATCAAGAAAGCGCACCAAGTATTCGGTCTCGGTGTTAACATTTGCGTCGATGAGGTTTTGTTTTGTGGCGCCCTGCGGGGCGCTATTTTTTTGCCCGGTCATTTACGCGGCCTCCGGCATCAGGCACTTGCGGAGTTCGCCGACGTTCCAGCGGGTCGAGCCGCCGATCTTGATGGGCTTGGGGAGTGCGCCGCGCTTGGCGCGCTCCCAGACGGTGGAGACGTTGCAGCCGCACAGGCTGGCTACAACGGTGTCACTGACTCCCGCAGCGTTCGGGAGGCTGTCGAAGTTCTGAAGGGCTTGAGCGTCTGATTTTTTCATCGTATCGACTCTGAAGCGTCCGGGATTGGACGGGTCGATACAGATTCTTTATCTCATGAGCGATGAGCAGAAGCCTGCGTGCGCGCAGAGGTTACAGCGTACGCGCAGAGGTTGCCTCCTGCGCGCTCAGTGCCTTGACAAGTGCCATTGGGTAACGTAACGGCGTGCCGTGCGGAATGCTACCGGAACGATCTTCGTGAGCCGCTCTGCCGCATCGTCTTTGCTTTTGCATTCGTCGAAGTGTTCGTTGAGCCATTCGAACGCTGATTCTTTAATTGCGCGGTTTTCGGAGTTGCGTACGTGAGCGGCTGCCCTCGCTACGTCGCTGATACTTGGCTTACCTGCCAACTTCGACCCTACGCGAGCAAAGGCAATGCTCATCCCTTGCCAGAACGACGCGCGCTCGACATAGTTCCATGCCATGTCGACGGCGTTGGAAAGGTGCGCGAGCCTAGCCGTATAGGCATACCCATAAGCAATTCGAATAGGCAGTTCGATGAGCGGCCACGTTTGCAGATCCCGAACGGCATCCTCGGCGAGCCCGGCGTATTGCTCTTCGAGATCCTCTACCGAGCATCGGTCGTAGTCGAAAGGCTCATGGATTTCAGTTTCGAAATCGTCGGCGGTTTTTTGCGGCGCAAGCTCCAGCCATAACTCTTCGAGTTCACTGGCAATTTCCAGCGCACGCTCATCTGCGGTTTTCGCGCTGTCGACCAGCTCCTGAAATTCCGCTTCGTAGCGAGCCCGTGCCGCTGCTTGCGCTTCGTCGTTCCAGTCGTCGCTCATCCCTGTCCCGCAGTCCGGTTAATCGGTATCACTTCGCCGGGCTCGATCGGCTTGGCGCAAAACTCAGCCCAGTCCGTCATCATTCGCCGGCGCTTTTCCAGCACGTCACCGCGCCAATAGGCGGCCTCTGTCGCATCGCCTTTGATGTGCGCGAGCGCCACCTCTGCCAGCTCGCGCGGATAGTTCGTGTACTCGCTTGCCCAATCCCGGAACGTCGAGCGAAAGCCGTGCGGCGTCGCCTCAAGGCTCTGTCGGCGCATCAGCTCCAGCAGCGACATGTCGGAGAGCGCGCGGCCCGATCGCGGGCTGGGAAACACCAAGTCAACGCCAGGCTTACGCTCGACCGATTGCAGCAGGCGCACGGCGGCCGGCGAGAGCGGCACGCGATGCTCTTTCTTCGCCTTCATCTTCTCGGCAGGCACCGACCAGACCTTCTTTTCCAAGTCGATTTCTGGCCACTCGGCAAAACGCGCCTCGCCGGAGCGCGCCGCGGTCAATATCGAGAACTCGAGGCAGCGGGCGCTTACGCCCTCGGTCGCGCGCAGTGTCACCATGAAAGCTCCCATTTCGCCAATCGGCAGGGCGGGGTGATTACGCACGCGCTTGGTCTTCTTGGGAGCGGATAGTAGCTTGTCGAGGTTGCCGCGCCACGCGGCCGGGTTGATGCCTTCGTCGCGAAAGCCTTTGACACGGGCCCAATCGAGAATCGCCTCGATGCGGCCGCGCAGACGCGAGGCGGTCTCTGTCTTGGTCGTCCAGATCGGCTCGAGGATCTCTGTCACATGCGCGCGCGTGACGTGCCGAACCATCATCTTGCCGATCAGCGGGTATGCGAACTCTTCGAGCGTGTACGTCCACTGTGCGCCATGCTTCGAATTTCGCCATTCGGGCTCTTTGGCCGTGATAAAGCGCTTGGCGGCCTGCTCGAACGTCATTTCGAGCGCTTGGCTCGCGCGCAGTCGGCTTGCTGCCTCTTTCTTTTGCATGATGGGGTCGACGCCGCTCGCGATTTCGGCGCGTACGGCCAGCGCTTTAGCGCGTGCGGCCGCGACGCCAAGCCCTGACTCTGAATAGGCGCCCAAGCCGATCTCGCGACGCTTGCCGGCGACGACGACCCGCAGCACCCATGACCGCGAGGTCTCGCTTGCAACCTTGAGATACAGGCCGTCCACGCCGCCCACCGGATGCTTTCCTAGCGTCGTCAGTCGCTTCACGGCGAGCGCGCCGAGTTCCTTGGCTTTCTTAGGCAT